GTAATTCGCCTCCCATCCCGCAAACCAATGCACGGCACTACCTGGCGTTGGCCACACAACGTATTGTTGGAATTCGGATGGTGCTACCCAAATGATGTCCACCGCCCAACGGGGGTCAGATTCAACGGTTCCGATTTGATGAACGAAGCAATCAACAAACGTGATTTGGTCTTCTTCCATCGTGGCGAATCCTGCTCCGAGCATATCGGTGATGAACTGGCCTTCGGTAGGCCAGGCGTATTTGCGGTATTCCATTAGATGGTGGTGAGTTGTGCCAGTTGGGCGTTTGTCAATCGGGTCTTGAATAGGGCGGCTTGGGCGATGCTGTCATTGAAAGGATTACCTCCATCGAAAGCAGCTCCTAAATTAATTTGATCACAAGCGGGAATAGATGCGCTTGTATCAGTTCCAATTGGAACTCCGTTGGCGTAAAATGCTATGTCGTTCACGTCATAAGCTACCGCTACTTTTACAACTCCGCTAAAAGGTGATGCGCTCAAAATAGCTGCCTGAGTTGCACCTCCTGTAGTAATAGTAAGTTGAAGCCTACTATTTGTGTCAGTTGTGTTTATTTGAATGCGATTATTTACTGTCCCGTTGGACAATGTAATCAATCTCCTAAATGAACCTATGTTTTGGTCTCTCAAACTGACCTCCATATATACGGTGCCTTGTGTTTGACCTATCAATGAAGCAACACCCGTTTTTCTCGCATCGTCAATCACCCTCGTCACCGCTGCGGTTGTGGTAGGGATGAACGTACTTGCAGTTGCCCCCAATTCCATTTGAGGTGCAGCGATGCGGATGGTGAAGTCGTAGGTTTGGCCGATGGTTAAAATACACACAATGCCATTCAATACACGGCCAACGGTAGCGCCACCAGCTAAAGTGTAAGTGTGCGTTACACGGTTGAGAGTTGAAGAAACTGAAATGTTCAAAGCGTTTTCAGTAACGTATCCACCAACCGATGTGTACTCAATAATAATTGAACGGAAAGAATTTGGAGAAGATGCAATAGTTTTAGCATAAAAACTACCAGTCCAAGTTTGTCCATTTGCCGCAGCTATCCCCGTAAATGTTTCAAAACTAAGAACAATAGACGTCCCAGTTGCGGTGCCGTTATATCTTATATCTACATAGGAAAGTCCATTTTCCGTCCCAGTACCCAAAACGGTTCGAGTAAGTCCACCAATAAGCAGCTGGCCCCAATTCGTAGAAGCAGTCCCTGGGCTTCCAGCTACAACCCCCACCATCGTTGAGTTGCGGATTGAGTTGGTGCGCTGGGGTTCGAGCAACAAACGAGGACAACTATTCAAACTCCCGTCAGCATTTCGGTAGTCCAGTCGTGGCACATCTTGGCGATTGGTAGTTGCGAAGTAGGGCTTTGCGTCTGTGCCTTCTGTAAGTTGCGCCCCCCAACCGTAAATAAAGTTTGTGCCAGACCACCCACCACTCACGCCCTGTGCGTGGTTGAAGAATCGGATGTCGGGCAAAGATGTACTTGCACCAACCGTGAACGTAGCGGAACACAGATACCATCCGTCACCAACGGCCTGCATAGTACCCGAACCAGTTACAACACCAGTCGACAAATTGTATTGCACGTTGTTGACCAATGTAACCGAGTTCACACTTACAAAAATCGTAAACACGGAAGCACTACCCGCCTTTGCATATGCGCTAATTTGGTAGGATTGATTGGCTTGAATGGTTGGGGTCTGTACAATACGGGGGAACGTGCTTGATGCCGTTAAGGTATCAGCAGTCAATGTGCCATTCGGGGCGGTAATTGTGTTGGCCGTAATCGTTGATTGTGTCTTCGTCCAAGAAGCGTCCGTAAACATTTCCGAGAACGTCACCAAATTCCACGGAGTACGTTCAATCACCCCTGCACTATTGGTACGGGTGGCATCGCTCGCACGGGTGAAGGTCAAATCCCCTAATCCATTGGTTGGCTTTTGGGCGTATACAACATCCTCCTTGATTCCTTCTGGAATCAGAACCCAAGACGCATCGTCAAAAAAACTCATAACCAAGAATCGATTTTAGCAACTGCACAAGCACTACCCTCATAGTACCCCCCTGCTGCCGTTACACGTTGCAAATAGAAATAGTCATAAGCATCACCGCTCTGACCCGTTAGGTTCGTTTCTGGATGCCCCCAGGAGTTCGGGTGAATCAATCCCCAGTTGATGTTGTTGACGTATCCCTGCCCCCAACCGATTTGGTTCATTGCTGACCCCTGCCCCCAGTATATTTTGTTATTTGGACTTGCCATGTTGCTTCAAAAATTCAATTAGTTTGCGCTCATTCTCGGGCTTCACCTTGTACCTACATGTACCATCCGTGGAACGACTGGCCATCGGTGGGGTACATTTCTCCATTTTGATTTTCATAATACTCTGGGGTCAATGATCCGTAGAATGTTAGGTACGATACAAGGCGTCTGCCGTAATGCTCGGCAATATCCCGCTCCCGTTGGATCAGGTATTCCAATTCGCTCTTCTCGATGCCTTCGGAGTTCTCGCTCTGCTTCTTGAACACACCTCCGTTGCTCACCTTGTACGCAAGGAACGGCAGGATCTCCGTCATGGAATAGTGTACTAGCACGTCCTGCACGTAGTCCTCCAGGAGCGTTTCGTAGTTGCCTGCCAGGGTGTTGTTCAACACGTCCGTCTTCAGGCGGTTGTACAGTGCCGTGCCAAGCAATGCCTGGACGTGGATGTCCTGGGCGATCTTGATGAACTGAATCATTTGATCCCGATCCACGTTGCCATTGATGGCCGTGCGCTTTACGAGATCCTCTGGGCTGATAAATAGTGGGTACATGCTTATATAACCTTATTTTGGGATTCCACGCTTTTGAGCGTACTCCTTTGTGTAACCTCGGTAATCTTGATCAAAAGGAATCTTCGCCACCTTTGCGTCATTCACGGGTAACTTCACCCCCAACTTGCGCAGCTCGTTGACCGATATCTCGGAACGTGGGTTCTTCGGGTCTGGCTTCACGCCCTTTGCTCTTGCCAGGTAGGTCTTGCGCATCCAGAAGTGTTTGCAGTTAGGACCACCTTTGTATAGCAGGATGTCGTATGTCGCTGCACCACCCTTTCCAAACCCAGGGTTTACTGACTGTCCTTTCATCCGCTCAATGTCCTCCAAGCGGTAAACCTTTCCAGCACCTAGCATCAAGCTGCAAAACTCACGTTCGCCACTTGGCTTACCTGCGTATGCGTAGCGCACTCTGTATGCAAATCCCTCCTTGGTCACTCCGTCCTGCTTGCTTGGCGCATTTGGGTAATCCCTTCCCGTAGAAGCGAAATGCACCTCACGCATCTTCACGATATCGTCATCAGTCAGTGCGCTCTCATCAACGAGTTCCCATTCCTTCTCATCAACCTCTTCTCCGAGGTCAATCAATTCCTGCACCCAATCCCCGAAGGCGGAATCAGATGCTTTGGACTTTTTTTCACTCTTCATTTGGGTGATTACCGCAGAAGAGTTGCCCGTGAACAACGCCTTCGCAACGGACGGCTCAAACTGCAACATTTGCACGAGGAAGGTGATTGCTTGGTCTTGGGTAAGAACGCCCTCCTGAACGGCTCGCATGATGTCCAGAGACGATGCAATCTGCGCTCCGTTGTACGATGCCTCCTTTTGGATCAGCTCCTCGTTCACATCGGCAGGTACTGCCGTGGTAACTTGCTCCTCTACCTTCACACCCGTCTCCTCTTCAATCGTCTTTTGGTCAGTGACCTTGATGTCGTTGAACTCCATCGGTGACAACGGCTTGAAGTACAAATCCAAGGCGGTGTTGTTGGCTGCAAGCAGCTCATCCAAAGCCGAGATGATACCAATCTGAATAGGACGTATCACCGTGTTGTCCATAAGCAGGTAGGCGTTCTTGATTTCGTCCGCATTGCTGCCCAGTCCCGTGTTCTCCTTGATGCCAAAGAGCATAGGCGAAGTCACTCGGTGACCTACCATGATTTTCTGACTGGATTCACGGGAGAGGAACTCGTACTGCAAATGCGCCTCCGACAATTCCACGGGTTCAATCGTGGCGGCCTTGTTGCTATCGTCATTGAATGCCAAGATCCAACGCCCTGCGTTATTCGTTCCCTGCCACTTCTGGCCAATGGTAGAATTGATGTTATCCTGCTCCTCTTGCGGTGGAATGCCGTTGTTGAAGTTGATGATCATGGACGGAGCCAGTCCATTTTTGATGTTGTTGATGTGATAGTTTGCCACTTCCTCCTCCAACTCCGCATACGGCAACGCTGCCATGTATCGGGGTGGTGAATAGTAGTAGGATCCTGCTGCATACGGGCGGTAGAAATAAATCTCACGCTTTTCCGTTGACATCCCAAACGCACCGATGCGGGTCACTTGGTTGCGGTTTCGGATTTTCGTCCAGTCCCAAGCGTAGTAGTAGGCGTTGATCTTCCCTTCCTCGTCACACTTCTCGGCTCGTAACGTCTGCACGGGCATGTGGGTGATCTCTGCAATGGCGGTTTTGTCCGCATTCCACAACACCTGCAACGCACCATTGCCCAACCAATACACATCGTTGGCAAATCGGTACACGTCCTCCTCGCTCAACAATCGCTTCATCTCCAGGTATGAGGATGGATTGGCTGCTGAATTGGAAGCATCCAGTCCCTTGCCGTAGATCATGTCCGCAATCCCCGTGATGACTGCGTTGTTTGTAGCAGAACCGATCCTGCGATCAATCAGGTATTGGTAGTAATTGTTGTCTTCCCCGTATTCCACCCAATCCAGGCGAGGGTTCTCCACGATTGCAGGTGCAACGTAGGAGGCGAACTCAACCATTTTGATGTTGTTAGTGCCCATATATTTTGAATGTGTTGTTCATTGCTTCCTGCACCGTATCTAGAACGGGTTGGTAGGTGCTGATTGTCTTGCCCTGCGGGAGCATGATGAAGCGGTCTCCGCATAGGATCTTGGTGTTCACGAACTGACCCGTGACCAAGGTCTGCTCTGCGAAGCGAATCATGTACGGTACCTCGGCCTCAAGTCCCACCGATGAGTAAGTGAAGCTAAACTCACGGGTGTATTTGTCGAACGTGGGCGAGGTCACGTTGTAGGTGGTGATGGTACGTCCGTCTTTGGAGTACAAAACCATCTGAACACGGAACGTTGTGCCGTATCCCGTCAGCGCATCATTGCCGTTTTGCCAGTCCCGAATGGGCAAAGTCACCACGTTGTTGGTCTCAAATGAAAGGAAAGTCATGCGTATATAACCACCAACTGACACATGTGTGGTTATTACCAACAAAAAAGCCACCCGAAGGTGGCCTCTTTGCTCGTGTAGGAATTGATCAAGAACCCGTCACGATAGTCGGCTTGGTGCCGAGCAATCCTGCAAACGGGTTGTTTGGAATCGCACCCAACAAGAAGTTGGAAGGTACCCGCTCGTTGGCAGTCAACGTGATGTTGTAGCCAGTCAAGTCACCGAATGCAGAACCCGTCACGATGCTTCCGCCCGTAACCTCGGAGCCATGCTCCAATCCCATCACCCATGCGTTGCCGTTGTTGTCTTCCACAACGATCACGGGCTTTGCCCAGGCAAGCAATTTCACTTCCTTGTGGGTGTCAGGGTCTTGCTTCTTCAGAACCACGTTCAAAACCTGCTCGAAGAAGGTCGTGCCATTCTCACGGCTTGAAGTGATGTTCTGCTCGAAGTTTGACGTACCCTTCAAGTCGTACTTGTAGGCGGATACCGCAGTGGTAGCCAACTGGTCAATGACATCCGTGTCTGCGGTGTCATAGGATAATTGTGCCAGGTTAAGGTCGTTGATGAAGTAGATTGCATTCAATCCACCTACCTGGTCTTTGCACGGCTCTATGCGGCCGAGAGTCAATGAACATGCCATGATTTATTTTTTTTTATAGTCCTTATTTAGTTGAGTTTTCAATCGGTGACAATTTGCGCAAAGGGTTTGGAGATTAGAGAGGGCGTTGTTCTTTCGATTAGCATCTATGTGATCCACATCCAACTGACAACTGTGAACTGGAACGAATCCGCACAACTCGCATTTGTCTTTCTTAAGTGGCCGATATACCGCAGGTAGCTGCATCGCTCTGAACTTGACCAATCTGGTCTTGTCTTTGCAAAACCTGCTACACCATCTTCTCTGCCTTTTTACTAATTCCTTTCCGCACCCTGAACACAAAAGGGGAGACGAGGGTGCGCTACCCAAGTCCCCCCCTTGCGTCACTCTGTATCGCTAATTAGGCGTAGTAAACCAAATCAGCACCAACTCCGAACTGAACACCAGCTTGGAAGCGCATGATGAAACGTACATTTTTGCTGCCGTCCAGGTCGCTCATGTCCAAAACCTTACATTCGTTGGTATCCGCAAGAAGCGATGTGCCGAAGTACAAGTTTGACTTCTGACCAGCAACCATCTTGTTGGTTCCCAAACCAGGTGCGTGGAAAATCTTCACGCCTTCAAACATCAGATCTTGGTTGTTGAACCAGGTAGAACCTTTAGAGTCAACACCCGCAGCACCCAAACCAGAAGCACCGAATCCGCCCAATGCACGAACGTAGGCCTTCAACACGTTGGTAGGAACGTACAAGTGCAGGTCTTCCTTGCCGAACAACTGGGAAGGAACTGCATCAATTACACGAGCCATCTCGGTGATGACGTTGGAGGCAGTGATGCCAGCGGTTACGGCAGTTACGTCAATGACGGTGGTGTCGGCAGCAAGCAAAGCCTGGAATCCGTTGAACTCACCTGCGTTGGCAGTTGCACCAGTCCACATCTTCTGCTCGATCCACTCGGCTACCTTGCCAGCGTTGTAGCCAACGAAGTAGTCAACGAAGTTCTTGGGCAACACGTCAAAAGCGGAGTAGCCCATTTGGATGGCTTCCCAATCGCTCTCAAAGTCGCTCTTGCACAACTCCAAGTTAACTTGCAAGAACTCGGGTTGAAGAACCCGCTCGGTCAAGGTCAAGGTAGAGGTGTCAGTGAAGTCGCAAGTTTGATCCTTTACGATTCCGTCAAGCTCAACTCGCTTGATGACTTCCTTGAATTTTACATTTGGCTTGATGGTAACACCACCTTTGGCCAAGGTTTCGCCCGACAAAAGGGCAGCAGAGATGTATTTCCCTGCAAATTCACCAGCATACGTGGTGGTAATTGAAGTGCTAGTAGGCATTTCTTATTGGGTTTTTTAATTGAATAACTTGTTGAACACACGGTCTGCCGTAGTGGCTGAACGCTTCGCACTGATTTGGAACTTGAGTTCGGGCTTGACCTCGACAGGAGCTGCCACGATGGGCTTCTCTGCGGCCATCACCACCTCTTTCACTTCCTCCTCTTTCTCGGCTTCTTGGGCGGCCATTTCTTCTTTCTTGCCCATTTCCGCCTTCATCATTTCAACCTCATCTTTGAGAGATTGAATCATTGCCATCACCTCGGGCATGGTTGGCTCGGCAGCAGCAGCCTCCACCTCAATGGTGACCTCTTGCTCTTCCTCCTCAACCATCTCCTTGATTTCGGCAATCACGCCTTCTTCCGTCACGACCAAGATGCGACCATCCTCCATTGGGTATTCGCCAACGGGTACGGCTACCTTCTCGCCTTCGCTTCCGATTAGGAAGATGTTTTGCCCTGCTTCAAGCAACTCGGCCTCAACCGTGGTGCCATCAGCCAACTTCGCACTTGCCAGTTCCACCACTTCTGGCTGGATGGCGAGTTCGATTTTCTTGAAAATGTCTGTCAAATTCATGCGTATATAATTGTTTTGGGTTAGTTCTGGGTATTTTTACCACCAATGAAGCCGATGCCTTGGGCTTGCATGTCCATCGGGTCGCAGCATTTACGTGAGTAGGTTTTGTTGTCCTTGCATAGACACCCCCGTCTGGAGTTCTGGGGTACGGGTGGTTTGGGGTTATTTTTCATTTTCGCTGATTTTAGATTCTGCCCAACGCTTGCCTGCCAATCCTCCCCACAATAGGTAGGAGATGGTACCGCATGCGCTGCTATCGCTTTCGTCATAGTATTCCTCGGCTCGTGCTAGGTACGAAGCCATCCGCTTGATGGTCTCCATACTCAACGCCTGACCGCTCGCCAACTGCTGCGCACGGATCTTGCCCACCTGGGTGGCGCACTTGTTTCCGCCTTTCTCGTTCAACTCAATGCCCCGCTTTGCGTTGTTCCGTACCGCCTCTGGGTAATCGCTGAACGATTCCATCTCAATGCGCAATCCGCCCTTGACACGTTTGTCGGTTTTCAATACGCCCTTCATCGCACCCAGGATGTACAGTTCAACCATGTGGTTGGCTTCCTGCTCCTCAATCTCGGCCATGCTCATCTCCACGTTCATGACTGGCTTGTGGGCGAAGTAGCCCTCAATGCTGAAGCCGTTGTACTTGCCTGCCTTGACGTCCTGCCAGATCTGGTCGTTGTCCACCTTGCGGGCTTGCATCCAGGTGCCGACTGGGTAGTTCATTCCGTACTTGCGGGTCTTGTCGTGTACCTCATCTTCAATGATCCATTGCTCCACCGTGGTCACCCCATTGACTGCCGAGGAATGCTCGGTTGTTGTTTCGCCTTGGAATCCCTTTTTGAGGAACAACTCCGCTGCCTGGCGGATGGTTGACTCCGTGAAGAACACGTAGTATTCCTCCCCCGTCTTTTTATCAACCCGATAGATGGGCTTATTCGGAATCAAGACCGCACCCATGATGATCCTCTTCTCCTCGTTTTGTACGGCAAACTGCACCTCCTTGGAAAGGGCGATGAAGTCCTCCTCAATGGCGGGTGACTCCACCACGCTGATGGCGTTCACTCCCATGATCTTCTCGTCCTCCAGGACTAGTTCAAAGTATTTCATTTTATCCTCCGAATGTTGCGCTATTGCGGATTCTCCGCTCCAGCATGTTAGCGTTGTTCATCTGTTGACCTACCACGTATGCCTGCATTGGCTGCCCGAACATCCCACCAAAGGGGTTCTGACCGATTCCCGTGAATGAGATGTTTGGTGTAAATCCTCCACCCCCTGCACTGCTTGCCGATGAGGCTGCTCCTCCTATGGATGGTGTTTCTGCCGATGTCTTTCCTGCTTCAAATTTGCTCTTTGCGATTGTTGCAATTTGGGCTGCACCCGTAACGGCAGCAATACCCGCCTGCACAAATCCAGCAGGGCCAGGTGTGCTGGCAAGTTGGTTCATGATGGCTGCTGCCGTGTTGGCTACCGCCTCTCCCAAGCGTAGGGCTTTGGTGATGGCAAAGGTCTTCTTTGCGTTCTTCTCCCCTCCCTTTGAAAAGGCCTCCGATAGTTGTGCCAATGCACCAAACGCCTGACCAGTCATCTCCAACTTCTTGGCGTTGTTGGCCATCTCACGCTGACGATCAATCTTGTCGTACTTCTCGTTCACCTTGCGCTGCGCTTCACGCTTCGCTGCCTCCAATACCGCTGCTTTGTCTGCCGTGGCCTGCCCAGATTCAATCAGCGCACGCATGGCTGCCATTCCGTCCGATTCAATCTGCGACAACTCCCTCTCTCTCTCCGATTGCCCAACGCCTCGGATTTTGTTGACCTGGTTGGAGAACTCAAGAAGCGCATTGGTACGAGCTGCGTTGGTCTTGTTGATGAGTTCAATCGTCTCCCGCTCTCCGCTCTTGATGAAGGCCTGGTACTCCAGTTCCTTCTTTGCTGCCTCCTCACGCAATTTGATGCCCGCCTCCAGGGCAACCTTGTCCTCATTCTTTAACGAGGTGACCTCCGTCTGCAATCGCTTCTGCCTGCGCAGGGATTCCGTCTCCAACTCCAGCACCTTGGCTGCTGCTTCGGCTCGTGCTTTCAGGTCTTCATCGTTGGATGTTTCGGTCTTGATCTTCTCATCCAGGTACTTTAAGTAGGCACGGGCATTTGCCTGCTCCGCATTCGCTACCTGCGTTTCCAACTTGAATGCCTTTTGAACTGCTGCGATACGTTCCTCCGTTGACTTGGTGGTATCATCGGCAATCATCCGTGCCTTGGCAATCTCCTTGTTGGATTTGGCACGAAGCACAATCAGGTCACGCTCCCGATCCTCTACCGCATCCAATGCCTCTGCAAGTTCCATTCCCTTCTTTGCAGCCTCTGTCAATGAGTTGCCAAAATTCACCGCACTGTCTACCGCTGCTCCGAGTTTGTCGGTCATGTTCTCCACGCCCAATCCGACCTTCGCAACTGCGTCTGTGGCTACGGCTCCAGCTTCTTTGAAGTTGCCCTTCAATGCCAATCCGATTGCCTTGGCTACGGCTGGAATAAACTCAAGCAATCCCTCTAGTCGGTTGGTGATGTTGGTCTTCAGTGCATTGCCAAAATCTGCAAGGGCTTTCTTTGGGTTCTGGAACGCCTTGAACAACGCCTCACCCAAGGTGATGGCTACCTGGGTGATCTTATCCAACACCGCAC